TTTCTTTAGTTTAACTAAATGTGATCTTCCAGCATCGTCAGCCCGACCCTCATAATTAGAACGAATGTCAATACGAATACGGTAAAATCTATCACGAGCCGTATTACCCAATGAAGATAATTCTTGGTTTTGTCCTATTTCTTGGAAAAAGACAACATCTTGCCCATCGTAATGGGTGTATACTTTTTTGTCATAAACGTATTCAAAAGTAGGTTCTATAGAATCAGTATTTGCTTTTGTCCAATTTGATGATATTAATGTCTTAACTTCAGACAGTGCGTCTGTGAATTCAAATGCCATATTAATCTACTCCTACCTACTGACTTAATATAGAATAGAAGTAGAAAGTCATTTATAAAACTATCGTTTTATCTTGATATAAATCCATATTTTTTTTCATAATTAATACGAGCACAAATAGCATCTTCCTTATTATTATAATAACCTAAATGTTTTTGTTTATTATTCATTTTTATATAAGCTCTCCATCGTTTATCACGTAAAGACCAACTAACTCCTGTTTTGCCAGATTTATTGTTTATAGGTAATGATCTATTTCTTAGATTAATACTATGAGTTACTATTCTTAAATTAGATAACCTATTATCTAACGGATCACCATTTATATGATCTACTTCCATATTGTTAGGACAATTAGTTATATATCTATGTAATAATTTAGAAAATTTTCTTCCCTTTCTTACTGAGACATATGATATTCTATCTTTTCCTAAATAACTTATACCTAACTTATATTTATCTAACAAATATTTATATTTTAAGTCAAGTTTAGTTTTTAATTTAAACAAACCATTTTTATCATAAAGATTCACATACATAATTTCATTTTCAATTATATAATCATTTTTATCATAAATAGTCCTAGATATCTTTCCATGACGGTATATTTGTGAATAATGTTTAGAGCAATACCCACATTGATATACTTTATTATTACAATCTTTTATTTTACACATATATTAATATAAACGTGATATATTTATATTATTATCGTTTTAATTCGTCTAATACTTTATAGATCGCTGGAATTATAAATGGTTTTGATTCAGTACCAACTCTCTCTATTTTATTAACCATTGCATAAGCACGTTTCCTAGCTTCTTTGTCTGGTAAACCTAACTTACGCCGCGCCCACATATATAAAGGCTGGAAAGGTGGTCTGTGTGGATCTGTTCCATATTCAATCCACTCTGCCTGTGGTGCAGACCATGTAATTCTATAACCTGTTCCTGTTTTATTGATCATTGAAGACCCGCTAAGCTCACCAGTATCAATAGTACCATGATCTGCCAACATTTGGTTAGCTGTTGCTTCTATGCGTATGGCCATCTCTTTTAATATTTTATCTTCTGAGTCTTTAAGACCAGAAGCGTTGACAACCATTTTAGGCATTACTATAACCTCGCATAGTATGTATTCTTGTATTTCTCTAATATATCTTTAGCTTCTGAGTCCATTCTTTCCATCTTACTCATGAAACTTACACTTGGTTGGTACCCTTCAGGGATATTACTACTCATTTGGTCAAATTCTACTATTGATACTGTAGCTAATAATATACAAGCTTTCTCAATATCGTTAGGTACATCTACGTTTCCGTATCTATATTTTATAGATATTCTACGTTCACCGTATGAATCTGGTTTGATATATACTATTCCCTTAGTGTTATCTTGGTAGAAATCGTTTGCACGGCCTTCAGTCTTAGTAGATAAGTAATCTACCCAAGCGTTTCCAGTCCATACATTCAATTCATCTAATGATACTGAATCTAAAGTGTATGTATCTGGGTATGTTAAGAAACAATGATTAAATAATTCATCGTCACGCTCTCTTCTGTATGCACCAAATTTCTCTGTAACTGTAGTTGAACGCCACGCTCTACGACAATACTTGTCCATATAGTCTTCTGCTTCGTTTATTCTATCAGCTATAGTTGAGTCAGTTACTCTAGTGTTAGCCTGATATGCGTTCTGACTTAGTTGCATAAATCTGCGTACTTTGTCTACTGTTGTGTATGTAGTATCGTAACTTGGTAATTTGATATAATAACTAGTATCTTCGTACGCGATCTCATAAGAACGAGATACAGTTTCATACCCTGTCTTAGTAACTTCAATTAAATGTACATTGTCAGTAGTATCTAAAGATATTGCTGCTGCAAGAACACCTGAAGCTGTTGTTGTTCCTGTACCTGCACTGGTATTGTCACTTTTATACACTGTTACTGTTGCCCCAGATACCAAGTTCTCGCTTTGATCCTCTACAAGTACATTGAAGTCGTATGTAGCCATTTTATATCACTATTCAAATTCCATTTCACATAATACTGTTTTTGCACCAACGTTTGTAGTGTTAGCTAATTCTGTACCTGCTGATAGGTCGTAAATTAATAATTTGTGGTTTGCATCATCATATTTGAATAAATATGTATTATTAACAAAGTCGTGGAAGTATACTTTAGTTGGTTCTGTTGATCCATCTTTACTGAATGTTCTTAAATCAAATGCGTTTCCACCTGTTGTGTATGTTTCACTTGTTGAACCTAATGTTATTACTTCTGATACATATTTAATTTCAGAAATTCCAACACCTGGTCCTTTTCTTCCTTTAATTAATGCTTTCTCTGCATAAGTAATTGTTATTGCTGTCATAATATCCACCTCTTAGAATAAACTTTTTATTTTACTCATTAAACTTTTATCAGTTACTTTTTTTTTTTAGCAACCCTCTTCTTAACTGTTTTTACTTCTATTATTTCTTCTTCTATATCGTCTACTGTTTTTTCTACTTTCTTTGATACTTTCATTGGTTTGTCAGATACTTCAAACATTGGGCTGTCTTCAAAAAACTTTCTATCTACACCGTAAGTACTACCTGTAGACTTGTCTTCAAAGAAATCATATCTAATACCTGATCTTGGTGCTAAAACACAGATAAGCTTTTTGTCACCCTCTGCGAATTTTCTCTTAATATAATATACCATTTATACACCTCTTTATAAAAAAAAAGAAAAAAAAGAAATAGCAATTAAGCTAAATCTCTAATTTTCCATTGATGTCTGAAGATTTCACATTGTAATTCAGCAATAGTTGCATAACCGTATTTTACAGCTAAGTTATTATTTCCTAAAACATCTTCACTTACGAATCTCTTTGGAGGCATTCCCATTTTAATTCCTACTTTTGGAGTTACACCCAATTCATTAATTCCTGTGTCTAAACCGTAAATTCTACTTGAACCTGTTGATTCTGCTACTGTGTCTTTAGATTTAAATAAAGGTACACCATATAATTCAGCAGTTCTAGTTCCTTTTCCAGTTCCTTCAATAGTTTGTACACCGTTAACACCTAAGCTAACAAATGAAGATTTTAATGCTCCACCAGTCATGTTATATCTAACATATACATCTGCTTCTTTTTCAATGTCAGCGCATGTATCTTTACCTGTCATAATAACATTTGTTTTTCCACCGTATACTTCAACTTCACCGAATGCATCTACGATTAAGTCTAAACTAAAAGTTCTCATTACTGAGCTGTTATGATCAACATAAGCATCAACCCAACTTACAGCTGCGTCTCTGTCTTGTGAGTAAATATCTAAGTCTCCAGCGGAGTATGCACCAGCTGCTGCATCTGTACAGTTAGTTACCTCAGAGTATGAACCACAAACACGGTCTAAACTTTCGAAATTGTTTGAAGCTAAAGTTCCGTTAGTAGCCATTAATTGACCGTTGATTACACTTGCGTGTCTAACACCGTAATATTTGTGTAAGTCAGCGTTAGATACAGTGTCATCATTACCTTCGTAAATCATTTCTTGCATTGAAATATCGTAAGGAGTTCTAACATTTTTCAAAGCTACAGATACTTCTGTAACATCTGGTTTGTCTGTTTCAGGCCAGTTAGCGTTTTCTGCTGCACCTGCACTAGTTGCTTCGTTTGCTGTTATAGCTCTGAAACCTTTTCTAGTGTATGAGAATTTAGGTAAAATTCCGAATGCGTTAGCTTCTTGAGATAATGCGGAAAATAATTCCATTCCGTATCTAGCGTTAATCATACCTGATGTTGTTGAAATAATCGGGTCATCAGATTTCTTAACTGCTGCTTCATAATAATAACTAAATTGATCTTCAAGAGTGTTGAATCTTGGTAATGCGTCTAAATTTGTGTAAGCCATATCTATTCACCTCTAGCTCCTACTTTAACTAAGAAGTCGTTGAAATCATTACTAGCTGATTTTTTCACTGGTAATTCAACTTTTTTCTTAATGTTCTTTTCAACTTTTGGCTCTTCTACTTTCTTATCGGATTTCTTTAAATTTGCGAAGCCTTCTGCTATAGCTGAAATCATTGCTTTTTGCATGTCTTTTATATCTTCTTTTTTATCTTCTTCAGCAGCTGGTTCTTTTTTTGGAGCTTCTTCTTTTGCTACTTCTTCTTTTTTATCTTCTTCCTTTGGAGCTTCCTTAACTTCTTCATCTGCTTTTTGTATTTTTACTAATGCTTTTTCTAATACATCAACACGAGATTCCAATGTAGGAGTTTCTTCCTTAGGAGCTTCTTCTTTAACTACCATAGTTTCCACCTCATTAATCTTTTTGTCTTTAACTTCAGGTTTAATTTGTTCATCACAAGCCTTGGATAATGGTACAAATAATGTCTCACTATTATCAGATTTAGCCACACTATGTGCCGTTATAGTAGACATCTGATTTGCTGGTCTCTCAACTAGACTAAATTCCCACACAGGAGTATTGTATAACACAGCCCCCTCTTTGGTAACTTTACGTTCCGGACGGCCGCCCCCTATAGAAAACCCAGTAATAATGTTAGAATTAACTTTGTCCCAAATATCATCGTCTTCTGGATAATCGTCGTATACTTCGGCTTTGATTAAAATAGCAGGTTTATTATTCTTCTCTACTATTTCGTAATCAATAAGCTTCCCTACAGACTGATTAGTGTGATTATACATCAACGGAGCGCCACGTTTAATATAAGTCCTCATGAACTTCCTTATTTCGTCAATCGGAATTAATTCATTTTGGCGATCCAATACTTCTACTGAACCATAACCCTGTACAATACGTCTGTCATTCTCTTTTATTAGTTTCATATCAACCTCTCCGAAGGTATATAAAAATAGAAGTGAAAAGTAGTTTATAAAGCTTTCGTCTAAAGCTTCATTTTTTTGTGGTTGTTTGTTCTTGTTTGTTTACCTATACGTGCCATACACTCAGTACATATATCTATTCTTACTTGTCCTTGCATCTCGGGTATAGAAGAATAGTGGCCACAAAAGTCACAAAAACCAGACTCAATACTGGTAATAGGAAAAGAAGTATTACAATGCTTATTAATATCTTCAATACAATTACGACAAACACTCTCTTCATAAACGTGCAAAAACTCAGCATTCTTCCCACAATAATCACACACCCCTCCATTAGGATATCTCTTCTCAATGGCATCGTTCCACTTAACTGGATCGTAACCTGATTTTTCATACTCTGCGAATCCACTCATATTGCTACACCTAAACTATGTCTTTGATTAATATGATAGGAAAAGGGACGGCTTGGATCGTAAGTAGTCGGATGGTATTTCATTGCCACTCTCTTTACTAATTTCTTTAAGTCTTTCATTGGTAATCCTCGTCCTTGTTCTCTCTTTATTACCCTGCTTGATTCTGCATTACGTGAATCTGTAGGGCCTCGCATTATATACTTTCTCTTTTGTTCTGGATCTATCTCGGAATATGCTTTCTCTCTTGCAAGGTTCATTATATTGTTACTTTCGGTTCTAACTATAGTTTCTACTCTATTGTTAGTGAATGTCTTGATCTCATTGCTAACTGCGGCACGGATCTTCTGTTGTCCGATGCCTTGTTTAACGCCCTGAGCTATAATGTCATTTATCTTCTTGCTTGTCCTTTTTGACAAGTATGAATATGTATTAGATAGTACTTTACTATTTAAAACACTTTCTACTATATTGTCGTCATTACGGGTTATTTTAGCGCTTGGTATTATACTACGCTTTGATTTAGTGAATACCTCAAATAACTTAGTAGATATAAATGCCTTAAGTGTGGTCTTGAAAAATGAGTTTAATAATAGTATAACTTTTTTAGGGTCTTTACGCACACCTATTATACTGTCTATCTGGTTAGTAATCCCCGCCTTCTTGATATACTTCTTAGCAGTCTTATTAATTACATCTACTTTGAAATTATACTTCTTCTGGAAATATGGTAATACCTGTACACTAAATGGCACTGTCTGATCAGATACATTAACAACGAAGTCTCTCATTTCTTCCTCTGACCTTTCAGATACATATCCAACTAAATCCCTTAACTCTTCTTTGTCCTTAGGTACTATGCCTAAATCTAAATCAGTAGTGTTCTCGTCCTTAGTCATTACATATACAGTTCCATCAGGATTAGTAATAATGCTAGCGCTCTGCTTCATATATAAAAATGCCATTATATCTTGCGGGGACGGAGGAGTATTATCTGTGTGGTTATGGATACTTACATGATCCTTACTGAAATGCTCAGGTGTTATAAGGGACTCAACTCTGTCACTCTCACCCTTAGTACGTATAACATGATCACCGAAGTAATCGTAGTTATATTCAACTTCAGAATTAATAGGTACTTCTTTAGTAAAGTGGCTTACTTGTTCAGAATAAGAAGATGTAGCCTTAGGCTGTTTAGGCCCAGACTCATAATAAAATCCACCACGTTTACCTTGTGTAAGTTTTGCTCCAGCGGGTGCTTTGCTGGGGTCTTTTACATATACCCTAGCCATTTAATCACACCTAAAACTGTTCGTCAAACTTGAACGGGACTCCTGATTCTTCTGTAGGAGCTTCTCGCTTTTCCCCAAGTTCCCAATCATCAGTATCCTCGTCGTATTCCATCTCGTAACCTAAATTTTGCTTCTTAATAGCAACGTCTATCTTCTGGTTCTCAAGTTCTAAGGATCTTGTCATTTTAATTTCGTCTGGTAATTTAATAGTTACAACCCAATCGTTAATTTCTAATCTCTTAGCTATCAACTCAAGGATCTTATCGTACCTACGAACGTTAGATAAAATTGTGTCACGTGTTACAGTTAATTGTAATGTCTCGTTATTTAAGCCACCAGTATTAGAAACGTCTCCCATATATAGTGGAAGTATACCATAAAATCCTGCAATATATCTACGTATGTTATCTCTTGTAGCTTCAGAATCTAACTCACTCGGTGTTGGTGTAAGTGGTAAATACTCTACTAATTTCTTAGCATCTTTTAAATCTGTGTATATAGTCATTAATGAATGTGGGTTCTTCTTTTGGTTAAGAGCCTGATCAGCTAATTGTTTTTGCATTGAGATTGGATCGTCTGTATTGAATACCATAATACCCTTTGCTGGTCTCTTACCTGCATACCATAATGCTAAATATTCATCCATTTTATTCAACATATATAATTTATCCCATAGAGTCATTACTGGAGGATAAGACTCATGTAATCCATCATCAAATTTATGTATCCTGATTAGTTCCCTTCTGTTATAATATTTACCATCGTTAGATAAGTAATCTGCACTAACGTGTCCTTCAGGTATCTCTTGTTCTTCATCTAATGGAAATACTTGAGTTCTATCATATGTTTGGAATACTAACATTCGTCCGCCTTCATCGTGACCTAATAATCCTTGCTCAGATATAATCGGCTTGATTGACAGTGGATGTAATCTATAGTATTCATCTTCACCTGTATTTAAAATGTAAGCCTCATCAACTATATTAAGGTCTTTTTCTATTTGTTTGAATAACTTAATAACACTCTCGTCGTTCCTGTTAATAATATCAAGTGTTGTCTCTAATCTTTTCTTCTCTTCTTCGTCAGGCTCTATTAAATTACTTGACTTACATTTATCGTTCTCACAAATTTCAACTTCTCTATCATATTCAGCACCACAATCTAAACATTTGAACCTGTATTTAGGTTGTATATCATATCCTTCCTTGAAAGTTTCCCTATTGACAACGTATAAAACATTTTTTAATGTGTCGTTTGCCTCAGCCATTATGTAACATTTATTCCTATCTAATTCAAATGCAGTAATATCATTAGGGTTATAAGTAGGTATCGAATCAATTACTTGTGTGTATTTACCTATTTGTTTACTCATAAAATCAGATTTTTGTACTGGTGCGCTTTTCTGTACGAATATGTTACTAAAAAAATCAAAAAATGCCATATTTATTCCTCCAAGAGATAAGTTATATAGTATACAAGTTCTGTGACTTTATAAACTTATCTATAAATCTATTGATCCCACTAATACTTGTTGTGGTCTATTAAATGTAATTGCTAAACTATCCGCGAAATCAGGACTCTTATCTTCTGGGTCAATTACTCTAAGCTGTCTGTCTGACCTCACTTCAAATATCCATTTCTTTAACTGTAGTGCGTACTCGCTTGGATATGGTAAATTGTAAAACTTACCTTCCTTCATAATATCAGCCAACTCAAATATAGTCTCTGCCTTTATATTATAGAATCGTGACTTATTCCTTGCACGTGACCCTGCAGAGAATGCAGTTGAATTGTATGACATTTCTTTGAGTCTGTCATGAACTCCAGCGCCTAGTCCAACAGTATCAACACTTATCTTCACTTCGTAAGCTTTGTATTTATCAGCATATAATGTTGTCATTCCTACCACTTTCATTATGTCGTTGGTGTCCATCTTCTTGTATTCTATATAACTGAAGTCGCCCTTGTATTCACCAACTATGGTAATTACCGTGTAGTCCTTACCGCCTCGTGCAACATCTACACCTATTAATATTCTGTCGTATAACTTAAACTCTTTCTTCCGTATAGCATTTTCTATATGGCCCTGTTGTGAGAATATACTGTTCTCTATATCCTTCGGGAAGTTAGCATCATACAATACACTAAACTCTAACTCAGTTAAGTTCCTCTTCTGATCCATTATATCGTTCTCGTGTAATCGTCCTTCCTTAACGCAACGTCTCCAGTCAATGTGTATCTTCTTCCATGACTCGTCATTGAAGTGTTCGTAAGTATGATTTAAATACCATGGGTTGTATATCTCAACCAATTTAGCATCTTTAGACTCAACCAGCATTCGGTATATCTTTGAATAAGCTTCAGCACTAATTTCAGCGCTCTCATCTACTATAGTTAAATGATAAGCACGTCCCATTAATCCCTGACCACCACTTGGCAAGTCAGCAGTTAAAACTTCAATTGAACTTCCATTAACAAATGTAATTCTCTGTTTTGATGTTTCTCTCTTTAATCGTGTTATGTCCTTACCTGATATATTCATATCAAGCATTTCAATAAGGTCTGGTGCTAATGAAAGGAACTCGCCTATGTATCCCATAATAATTTTAGTCTTATGCTGTGTTGGCGCTATTATCCCAACCTTCTTACCTGGGTAACATAACGCAAATAACAGTGCAGCTAGTGCAACTGAATATGATTTACCAGCACGTGTTGTTGCTCTAATTGTAACCTTACGGTCATCACTAAAAATAGATTCTATTATTTCTTTCTGGTAAGGGAAGAGATCAATTCCGAAGTAAGACTTAACAACTAAGTCTAAGTCAGGCATTGCCTCTTTCATTTCTTCCACTTCTGCCCTAATTTGTCCCATAAGTCTTTTGATACATCTTCTGTCTTAACGTCAGCTTTAATATTAGTATTAGTTCCGTACAATGTTTCTCTTAATTGTTTCAGTGTATTGAATCCTTGCTTCATCAATTCCATGTGTTCCTTAGGATTATTAGTCTTAGCCATCGCTTGTTGTATTGATTCTTCTATCTCAGTAAATCTACGAGATAATAAATAGTCAAACCCTTTCTCTCCAGCTAATAGGATTGAGTAGGTTTGTTTCCTGTCACCTGTTGACGGATTAATTACATCTATCTTTTCCATGTAATTATTAGAATCAAGTTTAGCAATATCTTTAAGTTCCTTAAGTATTTTAGTTTGTATTTTCTTTGTCTTCCCACCTTTACTAGCAGCAGCTCTGCTACGTGCATCACCTTTCTTAAATGATGTTTTTACTGGTGGTCTTCCTACTTTTCCCATATTGTCACTTCTTTGTCAGTCTGCATATATTTATAAAGAGGGATTCAATCTTTATAAGTCTTTCTATAATAGCTGGAACGAGAATTGAACTCGCATCTCAGTTGATCAAACTGCGTAATACTATTATACTACCCTGCTATAAAATGAAGGAAATTAATCCCTCTTAACCTCTTCAATGTTATACTGATTAGCCACAGTTCTAAGTAATTCTGCCGCTTTAAGTGCATCATTCATAGTGTATTGGTTAGTATCTTTCCATTCACCATTTTTATCTTTGTATGATTTAGTAAGTGTTATTTTAAATACATCTGTCTTAACGCCTTTAAATTCAACTTCGTTCTTCCACACTGTTGCTTTAATTGCTCCACTACGGAACTCTTTTTCTGGCCCTGCCATAATTTATCACCTATAATTTATAAGGAATTTCTTCCTATATATAATATATATAGTACTATATAAAGGTTACTATTCCTTATTACATTCATCGCAAATATATTCTTCCAATGGCAAGAATGTCCTCATTACCTTTCCACACTTAATACATTTAATATCATGTTCTATAACATCCATAATCCTCACTCCTTTAATAATTTAGGGTTTTTATGTATGTTACCTATTACTGTTAATACTCCGTCTTGAGAATATATGGCACTATTTAATCCTAAAAAATTAGATTCTTTCTTTGATAACATAAAATTAGCTAAATGAAATTTAATAAAATAACGCCTCTTAAAATACTCTACTATATCTCCTTCGTAGATTTCCTTTCCGTTCTTATCATTAAGACCGGTGTATTGCATTAAGCAACATATATCTTCAGATATTCTTCGTGGAGTTTCCATATGATCTCTTGTTGAGCTTCTAATATACACTAATTTTCTATCCCATTCAATTTTATCAACACTTAACATTTCTTTAATTTGTTTATCCCATGCTCTAAATTTTATTTCTCTCATTTCTTATCACTCCACTCTCTCATTCCTTTAAAATATACTTAGCGCCTTTTATTCTTAAAGTATTTCTTCTTTACTTCTTTAATTATATCTTTTATTTCATTCATCTAATCACCTATTTCCTATCTTCTTTTAATTTCATTCATCTAAATCACTTCCTTGTAAGATTATAATTATCTAAAATTGCACTCATATATGCATATAACCATACCATATTCATTATTGATATTATAATAATTGCGGGTGTTCTAAATTCACTTATATAATATGAACCAAATATAAATACTAGAGCTATAATTAAATTAAAAAAA